CCGGCGCAGATCTATGATATGTTCCCATATATTGCGACGATACTTGTGCTTGTGATTACAAGTATGCGCAGAAGTAAAGAACATGCACAGCCAAAGAGCTGTGGATTGAACTATTTCCGAGAGGAAAGATAGTGAGAATTTTGAGAAAAATTTTCTTTATATGGCAAGATCAAGTTGCAGTCAGGAAAAGACTTTTGTCTGATCTTTGACTTGTTTGGGCGTTTTCCTTTTGCAGGAGGACGCCCTTTTTGTAATGGTGACGATTCAAAGTCCGGACTTGCCAGAGACCTTGGCGACCGCTTGCAATCCCGGAATGTGCCTCTTGGAGCTTCCAGTGATTCTGGCTGTTCTTTCTTGCGCAAGGAAGTCTGTCATTGGATTGTGTGGGAGAGCAAAATATGGTATCCTGAATGAAAAATCAGCTGCATGCAGAGGGAAAACAGAGGAAAAACGGTTCGGATATGTTGCTTTAAAAAAGATAAGTTTTAGAATGAAAATCGACAAGAGGTTATAAAGCCTCTGCCGATTTTCTTTTTTTATAGGAAACAGCAGAAAAGAAGAGCGTGCAGAGCGTAAAAACTCTGACACGCTTATTTTTTTACCATAAAAGCAAATGAGGACGGAAAGGAGCATAGAACATGGCGAAACGAAAGTACAAGCGTCTGCATTACGAGGACAGGCAGACCATAGAGGCTATGAGTAAGCAGGGCAGCAGTGTAAGCGATATTGCAGAGGCACTGGGAACGCATAGGGACACAATTTATAGGGAGTTCAAACGTTGCAACGCCACACTGAAAACCTACACGGCGGCAGCAGGGCAGCAGGCGTTATAAACAAGAATAACAAAAGAGAGGTAAGACACATGAAAAAAGTAGATTTTAATAAATTGCAGGCAGGCGACTTAGTAGAAGTGCCACGCACACAGTTTGCACCTATGCGTAGCGGCTGGAATGGCTGGTTATTCAGTGAGGCAGTAGTAATAAGAAAGGGCGTAGGAAGAAAAAGCAAAAAGAATGTAGTCGTAGTGGAAATGAGAACACCAGCAGGAAAGAACAGCTACGGGACTATAGAGGCTACATTTTACGCAGAGAATGTTTTTACTACGCCAGCAGTAAAGAACGCAAGAAACATTTTGAAGAAATACGGAATAGAGGACGCAGAGAGCTTTTACAAATTCATTGAGCGGGACGACGTAACGGGCTGCGACTGGATAAGGTTTTTAATAGAAAAAGGCTTTTTATTTAATGAGTAGGCGGCAGCAGCCGCCACGAGTGCCGTTAGTTCAGTTGGTTAGAGCAGCCGCCTCATAAGCGGCAAGTCGTGGGTTCAAGTCCCACACGGCACATTGTGTAGCAGGCATGGCGAGCCTGCGGCAGAGGGCAGCAGGCTAATAGCTGCAATCTGTATACCGTGAAAAAATAGCGGCGGTCATACCAGCCAGAAAGTATGTGGACGGTCAACAGGTTTTCAGTTGCTTTTTAATGTGAAAAGCAGCCCACACGGTAAAACCAAACGCCAGAACAGGAGAGCGGCACACATGGAAAGGCAGAGAGCGCCGCCGAAAGGAAGAGAGGCAGAGAATGGCAGCAGAGGCATTGATAGTAGAGGACGCATACCAGAAAGGCTACGCAGATGCAATGGCAGATATGCGTAAGAAAAAAGAGCAGAGGCGGCAACAGGAGCAGGCAAAGAAAGCCCGCCGTTGGTATTTCATTAAACAGAAAGCCTGTGGGCTTGCAATGCTTGCAATTACCGTGCTGGCAGTATGGGCGACAGAGGGCGACATAACGATAGCATTTATTACAGTACCGCTGGGGCTTACGTGCATTTTCAGTAAAGAAATGCTGATTATGAATGATTACTATTTTACTACGAAAGAAAGGAAAAAGAACCATGATACAGATTTTAGAATTGTTCGGCGGGATAGGTAGCCCACGTTGCGCATTGCGCAATATTGGCATACCAGTAAAAGCCATTGACTATGTAGAGATAGACGAAAAGGCAGTACGTTCCTATAACGCAATGTTTGCGGACGAGCTGCCATATAAGACGCAAAGCGTCGTAGGCTGGAATTTAAAACCAGACATTTTAATACATGGCAGCCCTTGCCAAGATTTTAGTATAGCAGGACACCAAGGAAAAGCTACAGCAGAGGCGGGACGGATAAATAGAGGTAAGGGAGCAGACAAAGGTAGCGGCACACGTTCAAGCCTTATGTGGGAAACAATTCATATTATCGAACAAATGGGAGAATGGAAACCAAAGTACGTAATATGGGAAAACGTCAAAAATGTGTTAAGCCGCTATATGCGGGTAAATTTCAACTTGTATTTATCAGAAATGGAACGACTGGGATATAGTAGCAATTTTGAAATACTGGACGCAAGAGAGTTTGGTTTACCACAATCAAGAGAAAGAGTTTTCACAGTATCTGTATTGGGAAAAGAAAAATTTTCTTTTGATGATTTAATAAAAACGCCCATGAAAGACATTAACGACTTTTTACTACCAGATGTGCCGCCAGTGTATGACGTGACACAGCCGAGCGTTTTAGATGCAATCGGAAAGAAAGGAATACGACGGGCAACGGTAATAGAGGATTGCGCTTTTACAATTACCGCAAGGCAAGACAGAACACCAGCGCAGGTAATAGATATGGGCGGCGGGCGCTACAGATACCTTACAGAACGGGAGTGCTGGCGCTTGCAAGGCTATACAGATGCAGACTACGAGGCGGCTGCTGCGGTACATAAAAAAGTAGGGCGTTACACAATGCCACTGTATAAGCAGGCGGGGAACAGCATACCAGTACCGATTTTTGAGAGTATGTTTAGAAAAATATTGCTGGGCGAAACAACGGAAAGCGGGGCGGGAGAATGAGCCACAGATATTACAGCCCTTTACGCCAGTTATCACTGGGAACATTTCCAAAGCCGCAGGGAAACGAGATTTTACATATAGAAAATTTTGAGGAACGGCAGAACGTACCAGAGATAGCACGGCAGGCGTGGGGATACATTGAGTACAGAGAGGCGCTTACAGAAATAGAGGCGGCAGCTTATGAGCTGATACCGTCAAACTGCATTTCTGAAATGGAAAACTTAGAGGCAAGGAGATAAAGACAATGAGCGAGGTATATATACGCAGCCAGAATAAAGAAAAGCTGTATAGACTGGGCGGTAATTACGCCTGCGTAGAGTATGGAGAGTACGAGGACATAAAGAAAAAGAGAGGCGGCGCAGAGGCAGACAAAAAGCGCCACGTAATTTGCATAAGTGACGGGTGTTTAGAGGAAATTGGAGAGTATGCCACAAAAGAGCGCTGCTTAGAAGTGCTGGACGAGATACAGAAAGCGTGCGTAAGTTATCTGTTTACGGCTGGGGGTGCAGCCGTAATAAGGGGCGGCATGGACGTACAGCCGCTTGCGGCAGTAATACCGAGGCTGTACGAAATGCCGGAGAAGTAGGAGAGGCAGACAGTGACAGTAAAGGAATTTATAGGCACGCTGGAAAGTTCAGACCGCCTGCGCATTATCGAGGGCAAAGCAGAGGCTTACGTAGGGTATCTGGCAGCGTTCAAACCGTTTGCAGACCATGAGATAAGCGAGGAATACCGAAAATACAGCGGGCATGAGGTAAAGAAGTTTAGAGCAGTGCCGGAGATAACGCACAGACGCTGGAAAGAGCTGGGGCTTATGAAACCATTAGAGCCAGAACAGACAGCACAGTATAAGTTTAGTGATTTGCAGATGTCGCTTTACTACACCATTTACATATAAGAAAGGAAAGGGCAGGAAGTATGACAAAGAAAAAGCCAGATTTTTTACGGGATTTAGATACTGCAATCATGGACGAGCTTACAGGTGGCGGTATCAAGGGAAATGTAGCGGGACTGGTAGGAACGCTTACACAGATTAAGGAAATTAAGCAGCTATGCGGGCTGCCGTTTTGTGGTTATATGGCAAAGCTGGAAACGGTAAGACCAAGCGGCGTGCCGGACGAGGTAACGGTAGTATTTGCAGAGGACGTACCATACAGGGCTTGCAACGGCATAGAATTTGACGTTATGCAGGAATTTGTAGAGGGCAGCAGGCTTTTACTGACAGGCAAGGTGCAGACGCTTAAGGACTTCCAGAGCGGTAGACTGCTGGTATATATTCTGGCAGATTTTGTGGCGGTATCGGAAAAGGCAGTAGAGCAGGACGAGGTAGCAGTAAGAGGCGTTATAGCGAATAAGCCAACATACAGAGAAACACCGAGAGGCAAGCGCATTACTGATATTACGGTAAAGGTAAGAAATGAGCTTACAGGCGGCAGCTGCTTTTTACCGTGCATCTGCTGGCAGGAGGGCGACACTGTAGAGCTGCTGGGATGGTATCAGAGCCGCCAGTATGAAAAGGTGCTTGACGCAGCCACAGGAGAAAGAGAACAGCGCACAGCTTATGAGGTATCTGTACGGCTGATTAGAAGAAAGGAAGAGGCAGAAAATGAGCGTTGAACATATCGGCAAGGGTTATGTAAAAATCTGCGTGAGCGAGGAAGAGTTAGAGAACAGCATAGCTGGGCTTAGCCAGTTAAAACCTATTTTGCAAGCGCAAGTAATGAAAGGGAACGGAAGAAACATAAAGCAGGGGCTTATTGACGCAGCAGAGCTGGGGAAACATTTTGATACAGCGATAGATGCAATGACTATGCTTTTGGCTGTGTTTAAGGAAGAAAGCGAGGCACAGAATGAAGAGTAAAACAATTTTAGGAGCAGACGGCGCAACAAAAATGCGGCAGATTACAGTAGGGATACACGGAAAGGGCGGCGAGGCAGGCATAAAGGCAATACAGCAGCTTGCAGGCATGGTGGACAGCTTAAAGCAGTGCCAGACACCACAGGAAGTATACGACAGATATTTACAGATTACGGGGTACTGTAAATGCTGCGTTGATTGTAATTTTATAGACCAAAAGGGAGCAGACGAGCTGATGTGCTTAGCAGCATATCTGGCAGGAAATGAACAGGCACGGGCAGAGGCACAACAGAAAGCGGGTAAAAAGGCATGAGAAAGGTTTATATATGCAGCCCATACAGGGCGAAAGACGGCGCAGAGCTGGACAGAAACATAGATTATGCGCAGCAGCTGACACGGCAGGCGTTAGAGGCGGGCTTAGCACCCATTACGCCGCATTTATATATGACGCAGTGCATGGACGATAAAAAGCCGGAAGAGCGGGCAAGGGGCATGGCTGCGGGGCTTGCGCTGCTGAAAGGCTGCGATTTTGTTATTGCTGGTGTGAAATACGGCATAACAGAGGGAATGGACAGAGAAATACATACAGCAAATATGCTGGGAATTGCGGTTATAGATGCAAACCAGATTAAACGGCATCTGGAATATGAGGAAAAGCGACAGGAGAGGGCGGCGAGCGATTACGCAAAGCTGCATAGCTGCGAATTTTGCAAGGGCAGCAAATTATACAGCTGCACGGGCTACGATTGCAGAGAGCCATACAGACGGGCTTATGAGTATGCCTTAAGCCGCATAAGAGAGCGGCAGGAAACATGAAAAAATAAAAGCGCCTACGGTGGGGAAACACCATAGGCGCTAAGCTATACAGCTTTGAAATACTATAAAAATTATAAGCTATGTATGGCGCAAAGTCAAGAAATTTAACGGGCAGGCAGCCCGTTTTAACACTTGATAAAAGTATTAACGAACCGACAGAGAGGTAGATATATGCCATACGTAGAGAGGGTAACAAAAGCAGGAAATACGATAGAGATAGAGAGGTACTTTACCAGCAGATACAAAAAGAAAGGTATCAGCAGAGGGGATAAGGTAAAGCCAACAAAAGAAGAGCAGGAGAAAGTAAACACCAGGCAGGCAGAGAGAAAGTTAAGGATACTCATAAATGCAAACTATGGCTATGGGGACTACCATTTAGTGCTTGACTATATCCGCAGGAAAGGAGAGCCGGACAGAACGCCGGAGCAGATGCGGCAGGACATAGACGTATTTTTGAGGGAGTGCAGAAAGGAGTACAGAAAAGCAGGGTTAGAGTTCAAATACATACACGTTATGGAGATAGGCAAGAAAGGTGCGAGGCATCACCACCTTGTAGTAAATAAAATTGACACAGAGATTTTACAACGCTGCTGGTATAAGGCATACGAGGGGCATAACAGGGTTAAGGTATTCCCACTGGACGATAGCGGCAACTATGCAGAGCTGGCAAGTTATTTAATCAAGTACACAGGAACGCACAAAAAGGGTACTGACGGAGCATTACAGGGCAAGCGCTGGAATTGCAGCAAGAATTTAGTAAGACCAGAACCAGAGTACCGCATAATTTCAGACCGTGAGTATTTCAAGAAAGAGCCAAAAGCAATAAAGGGCTATTACGTGGACAAGAACAGCGTAAGCATGGGGGTACATAGCCCAGAGTATTACGGCTATGGGTATTTAAGATACACCTTAGTAAAAATAACAGATAGGGGGGGCTGAAATGCAGATAATCAAGGGCATTGCCATTGCAGCAGTGTTGATAATAGCAGGACTGCTGGCGCTGATTGTGGCAGCATATCTGGCGTTTAGAATTGCGGCGGCTATTTTTGAACAGCAGGAGAGCTGGAAAGACAGCGGCAGCAGAAAGGGCAGAAAACATGATAAAAAAAATTAAATACTGGTTATTCCAGAAAGGCAAGGACTGTAAGCGCTGCTGCCTGCGGTGCAGATACTACGATATATGCCGCTGGGACGTACTGGGAAATGCAGGACTACAAAGCGAGGAAACAATAACGCTTTTGGCGATAGAGAACAGCAAGCCGCATAAGGACGGGCTACTTTTTAGAATTTGCCAGTATGTAGAATTTAAGCAGAGAGCGAGGCGAGAAAATGAGAAACTTTAGACTGGACGACGAAAGCGGGCATCAAGAGGCATTATTTAGCTGGGCTGCATACAGAACAGAGATTATGCCGGAACTGCAATATATGTATCATGTGCCAAACGGCGGCAAACGTGATAAAGCAACAGCAGCGGTGCTTAAGAGGCAGGGCGTAAAGGCTGGCGTGCCAGACATTATGCTACCAGCTGCAAGGGCTGGGTATCATGGACTTTACATAGAGCTTAAGGCAGGCGAGAACACGACGACCAAGAAACAGAAAGAGTGGTTAGAGTATCTGCGGCA